GAAAAACTGGTATTCCTTATCATTCTTTATATAATACTTTTCGTAAGGTTACTGAAAAATTAAAACATATTATATGAAATTAGGGGATCTTGTTTATTACTTTACTAAATACACAGGCATAAGATATGTTTGGAAAAAAATTAATCCTAATTGCAATTGTGATAAAAGAAGAAAAGATTGGAATGAAATCAAAATAAAAAGATGGTAATTAAATTTAATAAAGATGATAGTAAAGATTGGAAAGCATTTAGAGTTTCAAAAAAAGCAACCATTAGTCGTGAAGAATTTACAATGGTATGTGAATTGCACAGCAAATACTACAATCATAAGCTTCACAAACCTTGCACTTGTTCACCCACTATAATAAAAAGATGGATTAAAGAACTGAACCTTGTGTGGGATAATAGTAAATAAATAATAAACATTTTGTTTATAACTTAATTTTGATTAATTTTAAAATAAATAAAACATTATGTCACACGAACCACATGCATTTGAAAACCAAATATTTGACCACTTTAGAAAAAACGCAGAAAAAATAAATAAAGCAATCGAATTTTTAGTTGAACACAATTATACTGTTATTGATTTAGAAGGTCAAATCATAACCAAAGAAACTATTGATGAAGATGACAAACCTGTCATATCCCCTACACGATACAGTAAACGCAATAAAGATTAAACATGGTATTGTTAATAGATGCAGACAGCTTGATCTTTGCAAGTTGTTATAGATCAAAAGAAGATCCTAATGATTATCCTTATTACGATGATTTAGAAGATGCCAAAGTTAAATTTGATCATCAGTTTATTAAGATAGTTAACGACCTTGAAGATAAATTTGAAATTGATAAGGTTATTACTTTTAATGGATCTAAGGGAAACTTTAGAAAACTAATCACACCAGTATATAAAGCCAATAGAAAAAAACAAGAATTACCACCTCTATTACATCCCATGCACAAGTATGTAAAAGAACAATACAACAGCATATTTGGTTTTGGAATAGAAACTGATGATTTGGTTGCAAGATATTGGTACAACCTAAGTAATGACATTGGTCGTGAAAATGTAATGATTGTTTCTATTGATAAGGACTATAAACAATTCCCTTGTTTAATGTACAATTACCATTATAAACACAAACAAATACTTGACATCACACCACAAGAAGCTATATACAACTTCTATGAGCAAATGATAGTTGGAGACACAGCAGACAACGTAAACTATTTTAAAGGTAAAGGTGTTAAGTTTGCCAAAAAATACTACGATGATTGCAACACACAATACCAATACACAAAAAAATTATATCTACTTTTTAAAGAAAAGTATAAAGGAAAGGCAAGACAGAAATACACAGAATGTTATAACCTTTTAAAATTAAGAACACAATGAAAAATTTATTACCAATAGAAGTAACCAACAAATTAAAAGAATTATCTGGTATTGATGTATTTGAATCTTCAAGAGAAAGCTCAATTATAGAAATAAGGTCTTTAGTTTGTCACATATTAAGAAACAAACGATTAATGCGATGGACTGGAATTGCTGACTTTTTTAAAGACAATGGTAAATCCATGAACCATGCAACAGTAATTAATTCAGTTAAACAATATGATGTCTATAAGTTAGGAAATAAAAAGCTTACAGAATGGGAACAAATGTTTACATATAAATCAGATCTTACTATTGATCAAGTAAACAAAATTCAATATTTAGAAAATAAAGTTGTTAAGCTGGAAAAACAATTAAAAGATGTAGGATCTAATGATTCTATTTATAATGCTGTAAAAAACATTCCTAACAATTTAGAACCCTATGTAATTAAAAAATTAGATATATGGCAAAAAGAATATGCCTGGAAAAATAAACTCACAGATTCTTCAACTGTATATTCTGGACAATAATAAATAAATAAATAAAAACAAATATGAAACAAGAAATTAACTACACAACAAACTATAATCTTTTTACTAAAATTATAGGCAACAGAGAAATAAACCAACAAAACATACAGAGAATACAAGAATCTGTCGAAGTAATTGGTATGCACACACCTATGATGGTAAACAATAATTATGGGATTATAGATGGGCAACATCGCCTTCAAGTTGCAAAACAATTAAAAATTCCAATTTCTTATTATATAAATTCTGATTTTAAAGAAGAAAATATTCATGAATTACAAGTTAGCAAAAAATGGACTGCTTTAGATTTTGCTGAACGCAATGCCTCAAAAGGTGATAAGGAATGTTTAGATGCTTTGCAAATAGCACAAGATTGGTATATTGAATCAAAAACAAAGTTTAGTAAAACAAACATTTTAACTTTACTAAGTTGTAGCAAATGCAATCAAATAACTTCAGCATTAAAAAACAATACATACAAAACAAATATTGCTTCTGCTTGTAGGGTTTACAATTGTATTAAAATATTATCTACAAATAAAAATAAAAAGTTTAATTCTTATTCTGCAAGTATTAGTAGAATATTAAAATCAATTAATTCAGTTGTTAAAGGTTTAGATTATAAAATAATTGAAAAAATAAATAAAAAACATTATTTAGAACATTATTCAACTAATACAGATCAAACAAGATATTTAATTGATTTGTATAATAAGTACAAAAAATAATGAATAAGCTTGTAGCTAAAGAATTAAAAACATTTACAGAGATTGTATGCAAAAGATATTCTAATAAAGACAGAGCAAACAATTTTAATAATGAAACATTTATAGTTCAAGAAATAATTCCTACAAGTGATCATACTGCAACTGTAATCTATGAAAAAAACACACACAAAAGAGCTGCTTTCTTCTTCTACTATATAGCTTCATTAAAAAAATGGAATTACTTTGTTCCTACAGACAGCCATATAAATGGCATGAACTGTTTCGCAAATCAAAAGATTGAAGTTGAAAGGCATAACTATAAATATAATTTTGATTAATAATTTCGTTATATATAAAGATTGAATAAACAATAAAATTTCAATTATGGATAAAAGACAAAACAATGGTGGTGCCAGATCTGGAGCTGGTCGACCTAAGAAGATTGAAGAAGAAAAATTAATTGAAAAATTAGATTCTTTAATTGACAATGAAAAGGTAATATCTAAGCTTGGTGAAATGGTTCTAAAAGGTGACAGTAGGGCAATGAACTTATACTTTGGTTATAGATATGGCAAACCTAAAGAATCAGTTGATGTAACATCTGTGGATGGCTTTAACATAAACTTTAAGGATCTAATCAACTTTAAGTGATTGACTTCGATAAGAAGATAAACATCAATAAGAAATATTCAGCAATCGGTAATTCGGATGCAAGATACTTTATTGTAACTGGTGGTCGTGGTTCTGGTAAATCTTACAGCATTAATCTACTTTTGGTTCTGCTTACATACGAAGCTGGACACACTATCTTATTTACAAGATACACACTTGCTTCAGCTTATGTTTCAATCATTCCTGAGTTTATAGAAAAGCTTGAGTTGTTAGAAATATTCCATGATTTTCACATTACAAAAGATGAAATAAGAAATAAGCTCTCAGGATCAAAGATAATATTTAAAGGGATCAAGACATCATCTGGGGATCAAACTGCAAACCTAAAGTCACTACAAGGTGTCACAACCTTTGTTTTAGATGAAGCTGAAGAACTAACAAGTGAAGATACATTTGACAAGATAGATTTATCAGTTAGGCAACAACACCAGCAAAACAGAGTAATACTTATATTGAATCCAGTAACTAAAGACAATTGGATATACAATCGGTTTTTCCAGGACAAAGGAGTTCAAGAAGGATCTAATCTAACAAAAGATAATATTACATATATACACACAACATACTTAGACAACTTAGACAACTTATCTGAAAGCTATTTAAAACAAATAGAAAACATTAAATTAAGGAGACCAGATAAATACAAGCATCAAATGTTGGGTGGTTGGTTATCTAAAGCTGAAGGTGTTATATTTAACAATTGGAAGGTTGGAGAATTTAAGAAAATTGGCGTAAGTGTGTTTGGTCAAGATTATGGGTTTAGTGCTGATCCATCAACATTAGTAGAAACAAACATTGATTCAACAAATAAGATAATCTATTTAAAAGAATGCTTTTATCTTCAAGCTTTAACTACAACACAAATTTTAGATCTAAATAAAAAATATGCTGGTAATTCATTAATCATTGGCGATTCAGCAGAACCAAGACTTATTTCTGAATTATCAAGAGGTTGTAAAATTAAACCAGCAATTAAAGGACAAGGCTCCATTACATACGGAATTTCCCTCTTACAAGATTATGATCTAATCGTGGATGAAACAAGCTTAAATCTAATTAAAGAGTTAAACAATTACTCATGGTTAGAAAAGAAATCAAAAACACCACAAGACAAATGGAATCACATAATTGATGCTATAAGGTATGCAATAAGTTACCAGCTCCAGAATCCTAATCGTGGCAAATACTATATTAGATGAATTGTAAAAGATGTAAACATTCAATGTCATTTATTGGCTCCATGCAAAATGGGTTTGGCTGGTTCTGTCGCAAGTGTTTATATCTAACATGGGCATCTGAAAAAGAAGATCCTAAAAAGAATTATTAAACTTTTTGTTGATAATCCAATTATTATTTATATATTGCAGTATGATTGCAATTAAGCAGTTATATAAACAAACAAAATGACTTTTAAAAACATTACCAACAAAGATTTTTTTGATTACATCCAAGAACTAACAAGTTCAGAGTTAAAAGGTTTAAATTTTAGATTAGAATTAAATCCAATGGCATTGACTTATTCAATTAATGGTGATTCTTATATTAACTATTTACATCAGATTAAAAGAATAGGTAAATCACTATTAGTTAATAGAACAAAAGAAGGTTCTTTTATAGATGAAGATGGGTATTTAGAAAATGAAAGTGATGTATTTACTTTTAAAAATAATAGATACAGTTTAAAAGGTAGAAATTATGGTTCGTTAGACTTTAATGAATTAACAGAACATAGAGTAAGAGAAATATAAAATAATAACAACAGGGAGTGTAAAAGCTCCCTTTTTAAATATAAATATGGAACGAAAAGAAATAATAGATTTTATAAGATTTTGCATAGGGGGTTTAATTGGCTTTTGTGTAATACTATTTTGTATCACCTTTGCAATAGTATTTTTATTTGCAACTGTTGACTTATTAAACGAAGCTTATATTCACTTTATAAAACCTCATATATTATGATTAAGAAATTCTTAAAACAAAATCCTAACAATTGGAAATGGCTTATAAGCTTTTATGTAATAGCTTTAATATTAACCATAATTTTAACTATAAAAATATGAGAGCATTCGGAAACTTATTAAGGGATGTCTTTAATCCAGAAAAATCAAAACACAAAATCCTTAGATACAGATATATCTTTAAAACCAAAAAAGAAAAAGAATTGTATATTGCAGATTGTGTTGAAGCATTAAATCAAAATATTATTATAGATGATTACTAAAGCTGAAAATCTTGAAGATATGAAATACACAAACCATGCTATTTTGTGTTCAGAGATGTTAAACAATTGGGTATTGGCTAAACCAGGATCTAAAAATCTATTAGCATTTCAAGATTCATTTATCCAAATGTGTTTTCATCAATCACAAATGCAAAACAAATTAGCAAACGCAAAATTGGCTGCAAGTATGTATAGAGAATCAAGAAACAAGTTAGCTGTCAAATGTGAGGATCTACAAAGCGAACTTAATAAATTAGATAAACATTTTAAACCTACAGA